TTTTAGCGCATTAGCATGTTCAATAGCGCAAGGAATAGAGCAAGCGATTTGTGCAAAACGCACAGGTTCAAACTGTTTCTTGCAGATTTTACACTTTTTGAGCTTCAATTCGCTTACCTATCCATCTCATTACAGGTACTGCCATAGAGTTACCAAGTGCTTTATATCTTACAGTATCGCTTGATGTTGGTGTATTGGTGTAATTATCAGGGAATCCTTGTAATCTTTCACATTCCATAGGAGTTAAACGCCTGACACGCATATTATGTACTGCATTTGTACCAACTCCTGCTCTGGTCAATGTATTTGATGTGTCAGTTTTATTTACATACAAACCACCATCTACTCTATCTTTTCTAGTGCCGTTAGCGTCACAAAATGTAATGTTGTAAGTTACTAATGCTTCCGATTCAACATAAGAATTACCTGTGCGTGAATATGGCGGACCATTACTTGTCATTGTTGGTGCAACGTCAGAGCATATCATTGTTTCTGTTTCAAAGTCGTACCGTTGACCAATGCCTCTTGTAATGCACTTGGCAATTTCTTTCCCCGTTTCTCTGCTCGGTGTAATATCCCTGCACAGGCTTTCGGACTCAAATAATACTTTGGCTGCACTTCGCCAGTTTCCAAGACATCCGACAACGAACACACGCCTGCGTCTTTGTGGCACTCCGAAATATTGAGCGTCAAGAACCCTGTAAGCGAACCCATACCCGAGTTGAGCCAACCCTTGAAATAAGGCTGCAAAGTCATGTCCTCTGTTACTAGAGAGTACTCCTGGTACGTTTTCCCATAAAAGCCACTTGGGTTTAAATTGGTCAGCCATTGCGAGATAGGTAAGCATGAGGTTTCCACGAGGGTCTGCCAAACCTTTTCGCAATCCGGCAACGGAAAATGATTGGCAAGGTGTTCCTCCGACCAAAAGTTCAACTGGGTCATTTATATTCCATTCTTTAAATTTTGTCATATCACCATAGTTAGTGACTTTAGGATAATGATGTGCAAGTAATTGACTAGGGAATTTTTCAATTTCTGAAAACCCAACAGGTTTCCATCCCATGTGATGCCAAGCTACTGTTGCAGCTTCAATTCCACTACATACGCTTAAATAGTTCATAGCTTCATCTCTGCCCTGCGTGTAGCTTCTTCGCTGCGCTTCAAATCAATCCAGATTTTAATAGACTCATAATTGACTTTAGCTTTTAGTGCAGCTTTCATAGCTTCCTGCGTAGCTTTTACATGAGCAGTAAACTCGTCAGATGCTTTAGCTTCAATCTCTTTGGCTGCAACGCTAGTAGCCTGTGATTTAATCATCAGTTTAGCTAATACAGCGTTCTTGGTATCTTCAAGGATATTGTAAGCTGCTTGTTTATCTGCCCAATCATCACCAGCAGAGGTTAACTTAAAATAAAGTTCGTTAGCATCCATTTTTTTCTTTCAATACTTTTTCTATTTCTTTTGCAAACATAATAGGGTTATACGATGAAAAATGTCCTGATTCAAACATTTTTTGCATTATCTTTCTAATTTCATCATCAGTTAATGATTGCCATTTATCCATTTTTACCTCGATTAACTGGTTTCCAGCTATTTGTTTTTTTATTTTTAGATTTTATTGATTTTGGGTCTGATAATAATTGTAATTCGCCAGCATCAATTCTATCTTGAATATATTTTGACAAAGGAATATTACTAAATCCAATTTTATATTTCTTAAATTCAATTGTCATTTGCGCCACCTGCTTTGTTTTACTTCTTTCTCGATTCTTGGCTTGGTGTAAGGAATAATCCATGTACCATCTTGGTCGTAAGTGTTACTCCAATTACCGCTTTTAATCTCTGTGCCATCGTTTAATGTGACACGATAGCTAATACCGCCATTACTGCCATCATATAAGCAAAAGGCTTTTGCCCATTCTGTTTTATTAAAGTTCATTGCTTGCTCCTATAGAAGTCCTGCTCATATACATAGCTTGCTTGATTGTAATCATACATCAATTCAGCTACGCCTGGATGCCCTGTTGAGTTAAATCTGACCTTTTGAATATGTACCTGCGTCAACTGTGGATTATTCATTACGTCACGCCAAATAGCGATACAGTTATCTGCTTTGTTAAACCAATGAGCAGAGCCTGATATATCATAAGGTCTAGGCACAGGATAATTACCATCTGGACCTTTAGATAGCTTCATGGGATGAGCCACCAAGAATAGATGCGTCTTAAACTCTCTAGCTGCTCTACGCAATTCTGTAAGCACACGAGATATGTATTCTGTTTCACTCAATCCTGCTGGTCTATAATGGTCCATCTCATTCCATGGGTCAATTACCAGCGCACGAGGTTGTACAGTAGATTGCTCTAGCCATGGTAAAGCCTCATTGATAATGTGCATAGGCGTAAACTCTGTTTCTTTGGGCTTAATAAAAGCAAAGTGCTGATTCATTTTTTCAATGCCTTCAAACATCTCATCTTGTGACATTTTACGCTGACCAAAGAAAGGTTTATGTACAAACTTTTCAATAATCTTTTTAGCATGCATCTCTAAAGGATGGTTTTCAGGGCTGAACATACAAATGCGATAGTTATGCTTAATAGCCAAATTAACGCAGAGAGCATCCAACCATTCCGATTTCCCATGAGAAGGCATACCAGTAATGACAGTAAACTCGCCATGCTTAATTGAAAAAAAAGAATCCAAGTTGCTCCAGCCAGTTGTGTGTCCACGAGCCACCCCACTTTCGTATAGTTGATTGATTTCTAATAATAATGATTTAGGATTGACTATCATATAGATACCTGCAATTTTTTAGGAGCTGGTCGCTCATCTTCCCAAGCTCTAGCACGAAGATATGATGCAGGATATGGAATAAACTGTCCATTATCTTTAGTCCAATCATGCGTTTTGGTCTGCCATTCAAGAGCAGCCAAAACAGCATTTAAATCAGGCTTTATAGATTTCCATGCTTTTTCAGCATCACCAGGCTGTTTCTTTTTAGGATATGCTTTGTAAAAAAGCTCGAAGTCTTTATTTTCTTCTTTTCTCTTCTCTTCTATTAACTCGGACTTTGTCGGATTTTGTAGAGATATTGTCGGGACAATCTCGTGACTCTTTTTATTGTTCAACATTAACTTTTGAGTGTATTCATCTGTTCTAGTTGCCATTTTTAAACAACTTATAACACCATCTATATTTTCAAACAGCTCTAATTCAACCATATAAGTCATAATATGTTGAACTAAATCAGCACTTAATTTAAAGTCATCAGCAATCAATTCTGCATCATGCTCAAGTTCAAATGTAAGATTGTGCTTTTCTACATTCCTAGCAATAAGCTCAAGGCAATACCAGTAGATACCATAACCAGTAGCACCATATTTAAGGCGCAATTTCTTTAACTTTGCATCATTACTAGCATCGGAATCATGTTTAAACCATTTCATATTAGTTTTCCTTATAATGAATAGCGTTTTTTAATTTAATGTTAAATATTGGTTGAATTCTTTTTATTAGTCTTGCCTCTAACATTAACCAATAAGCATATTTTTTTGAAGTTTTATATTTAACTTCAATAATTGTATCTCTTTCAAACCTTCCCCAATGAGTAAGTATTTCACCATGAGAAACTCTAAATTGATACTGACTTATTCTTTTCTTTAAATTATTAGTAGAACCAATATATACTAATCTGCCATCAAAATAAAATACATATACACATGAAACTTCTGGTATTTTGTGACTATTCCTAAAAATATCTAATTTATTCCATCCCATATAACGCCCATAAAAAAAGGCCTCACCTGGACTCTCACCCTTTTTTAAGGGGCGTTGGTGGAACGGGTCAGTACCCGCCAGAGTCCATGTGAAGCCTTACTGAAATATTGCCACCACGCAATTTATACGCAACTATAACACAAAAATGATTTTATGTCCAATAATTATTAGTTATTAAGGTATATAGTCTATATAAGAAAATAATCTAAAATAATTGTTGACACTTGCCGTAATCGGCATATAATGACCACATCAACAACGCAAACGGAGATGCAAAATGAAACAATTTAACATAATGGAACAATCAGTATTTGGCATTAAACTGTTTTCAGTAGCTGCCAAACGCAAATTAACACATAAACGTGGCTGGTTAGTAGAATTTAGCAATGATGGTATTAAAAGTTGTATTTTACCTAACTGTCGTTGGAAATTTAAATAGGAGCATAACATGAGCAGAGATTGGCAAGCAATGGAACATTACGAATATTATCTTAACAATCCGCATGAAGACCATGGAGATTTTGATTTGGATGACTATGAAGAACAGCTACATGAAGAAATTGTTGCATGGATGGATAATGCGCCAGGAGATTACTTTTTAGATTTTTCTTTTGGTAAAGGTAAAGAAGAATGTGATGCAACTTTAGACGCTATTAAAAAAATGGCAATAGCGCATTACAACGAAGATGATAAAGAATTATTAGTATTTGCTAAATACATAGCTAAAAAAATGGTAGATGGTATTTCTGATTATGTTGAAAGGGAGAAAATGTAATGGATACTTATGACGAAATAATTAGGATTATGCGTGAACTAACCGAGGAGCTTAAAAGTGACAACGATGCACACGATAGCAAGCAGGAAACGCAGGAACAAACAAAAAAGGAGAGCGAAAATGATTGATTTTTTAATTTACTTTGGTATGTATGCTTTGGCAGTATGTATTGTGTTTGTAATCGCAGGTATTTTGGCAGATTTATTTGGATGGGAATAATGAGTCATCAACAATGGTATGAAACCGTAGCAAGAGAGGAAGAAATGCAAGCAGCATCTTTAAAATCAGTTAGCGAGTATGCTAAAGAAGTAGGTAAACCAGAGCGCACTATTCGACAACAATGTGTTGACAATAAATTATTAGCGTTTAAGATTGGCAATCAATGGGCTGTTGTAGGTGAACGTTTTAAAGGAGAAAAGT